AGGTGCTGCGGCGGTAACTTCGCTACAGGGTTTTTCTGAGTTTGAACGGCTGACAGCACAGGGTGTTGATTTCAGGACGGCGCAGGAAGCGGGATTAGTGCAGGGTATTACTGCTGGTGCCGGAACACTGATCCCTATGAGCTTCGGGTTACGTGCTGGTGGTGCGCTGGCGGAAGGTGTGGCGGCTCAGCTTGCGCGGACGGGTGAAAGTTCAGTGCGACGCGCCGCAGCAACAGCAGTACGTGCAACGCCAGATATTGCCTATGCCGCAGGTACAAATATTGCGTTCGGTATGGCACAGCGTGGGCTTACTGCAAAAACGCTTCGTGATGGTGGCTATAGCGAAATGGCTAACCAGTATGATGTGTTGGATCGACAGGCAATTGCTATTGATGCTGTTCTTGGGGTGGCGTTTGGTGGTGTCGGCAGATTTATTAACTCTCGCGGCGAGTCTACAAGCGCACCAAATTTTTCACCAGTTGATATCGATGCTGCACTGGCGGCGAATGCCGCTCATCATGCTGAAATTGATATTGCTCCCGGCGTGCCGATCAACGTGCTTTCGCGTAATTCGCACATTCAGGCTCTGCGAAAAGCCATGTCTGATGTTAGCCAGGGGAGACCTGTAGACGTTGCCAGCATTGTTGAGTCTGCATCTTTCAGTGAAATTCCTGGGCGCAAGAGTCTGCTGTCTCAGGCAGTTAATGAGGCTCTGTCATCTGTAGATGATGGAGTAACGGCGCGCGCTATAGAAAATCGGTTGCTTGAAGAACAGGCCGCGCAGCTTTTGCCGCGTGGCGATAGACAGGTTTACCAGTCTGAAATCGCTAATAGCCAACGAATTATTGAAAATCTCACTGAACAGCGCGCACAAATTCTTGCAGAAGAGCCAACCGGTAGCGGTAAGGCTTTATCTCGTGCTCGATCAGATAAACAGGTCAGACTTCGCGATATTGACCAACTAATCCGGCAGGCACAAGAACGCCTAGAATTTTCCCGTAACGCGTTGGCACCGCATGAGCCTGGCGGTCAGTTTTTTGAAGCTCGAGCAGAACTGGCACGGCGACAGCAGGTAGAAAGTGAACTTAATGCTCAGGCTGTTTCATTCTATAAAACAGCAGAGGTCAGGACGCCAGACGAAGTAGCTCCTTTTGAGCCTGATAAAATATTGCAACAGGCAGGACAAAAAATGATGGCAGATCAGGCAGGAGATATTGATCTGCGCATAGCTGAAGACTCGCTGCTTGAATCACCTGACATGATAATCACCGTGCTGGATGATGATGGTAATTCACAATCGCGCAGAGCTCGTGAAGTACTGGATGAAGCGAACAAGGAAAGTGAGCAGGCAATACAGGATTCCAGCCTGTTTGATGTCGCTGTGGCGTGTTTCTTGAGAGGTTAAATTAAATGAGACAGGAATGTATACAAGCGGTCCAGCAGGCGGCGCAGCGCACGTTAACGGCGCGAGAAATACAGAACATTGAAGACCGCATTTATCGAAATATGCGCTCCATTGCTCGTGATGACCCGATGTCGTGGCGACAACTTTCCGAATCAGAGCGGTTGTATCGTGCAGCACAATTGGCATCTGAAGAATTACAGCGAGAAGCGGCATTAAAGAAACGTCGTGTGGCCCTCACTATAGCCGCACGTCAGAGATTGGATAAATTTATCAATAGCTATCAAGGGGCTGATGGGAAACTTGGCGCTCTTAACCGTACTATTGCTTTTAATGCAGACGGTAAATCGAATTTCCTCTCTGTTGAGTCCAGAACAAAAGCCACTCGTGATTATGCATTGAGTCAATTGCAGGAGGCATTCGAAGCAGTTGATCCTCGCTTTTTTGGTCTGTTTGAAGATGAAGCGGGCGTACGTGACCTGGTATATGAAATGCGGGGGCAAAATACTGGCAATGCTAAAGCAAGAAAAGGTGCTAAGGCGTGGAGAGAAGTTACAGAGCTGCTGCGCCGCCGGTTTAATGATGCTGGTGGGGACATTGGCTATCTCGAAAACTGGGGGATCCCTCAACATCATTCTATGGAAAAGGTTGGGGCGGTATCAAAGGATAAGTGGGTTAGCGATGTTATAGGTAAGCTGGATCGCAAATATTATATCCGAGCCGATGGACAACTGATGAACGATGCCGAGTTGTCTGCATTTCTTGGAGAGGCTTATAACACGATCGCTACTGGTGGGCTGAATAAGCTTACTGATACCGGAATGCGAATTTCCGGCGCACGTGCTAACCGTGGTAATGCATCACGACAGATACATTTCAAAGATGCAGATTCCTATCTGCAATATCAGCAACTTTATGGCGATCGCTCTCTATGGGAAATCATGGTCGGTCACCTGGAAGGTATCAGTAAAGATATTGCACTGGTGGAAACATATGGCCCAAACCCAGATCATGTTTTCCGCTCTCTTCTTGATCAGGTGAAGGCAGAAACGGCAACAGCTAACCCGAGTAAAACCGGTAAAGTCGAGCGGCTGGCGAACAACACAGAGAATCTGTACAACTTTATTTCCGGAAAGACACAGCCTGTAGCGAATCCGCACATCGCGCGATGGTCTGACAATATCCGCAACTGGCTGGTTGCCAGCAGACTCGGATCCGCGTTGCTATCATCGTTCTCTGATCTTGGAACCATGTATCTGTCTGCGAAGGTGACCAACCTTCCAATGAACCAGTTATTCCGCAACCAGCTTGAAGCTATGGACCCAACGAACCGTACAGAACTTGCGCGGGCGCGCCGCGCTGGTCTGGCGATGGAATCTCTACTTGGCAGCGTTAACCGCTGGGCGATGGATAATATGGGGCCGTCAGTGTCTCGTTGGGCGGCAACGGCGGTAATGCGTGCCAGTGGGCTTACAGCATGGTCAGATGCGCACAAGCGCGCCTATGGCGTAACCATGATGGGAAGCCTGGGAGAAGTAGTGTCACGGACACCAGACCTTCGTAGCCTCGATGACTCTGATTTTCGTATCCTGAAAAGCAAAGGGATTACTGACACAGACTGGAGCGTATGGAAGCTGGCGCAACAGGAGGACTGGGGGAACGGTAATAATACGATGCTGACACCGGAAAGCATTATGCGTATCCCTGATTCAGCAGTTAAACATCTTGGTGAGCCTGAACGCGTGAAATTTGAGGCAATGCGTAAACTGCTCGGTGCCGTAACTGAAGAAGTTGATATGGCTGTTATTACACCGGGAGCACGTGAGCAACTGATAACCGGTTCTGGTATTCAGCGTGGAACATGGAAAGGTGAATTAACGAGAAGTGTTTTCCTGTTTAAATCGTTCCCTATCTCGGTGGTTATGCGTCACTGGTCACGCGCTATGGGTATGCCGTCTGCTGGTGGGCGTGCGGCATATATTGCGACGTTTATTGCCAGTACGACCATTCTTGGCGCTTTGTCGCAGCAACTTAACGACCTTGCGTCTGGTCGTAATCCTCGCGAGATGACAGGAGAAGATGCTGCTAAATTTTGGCTTGGTGCTCTACTGAAAGGTGGTGGTCTTGGCCTTTACGGTGACTTTTTATTGTCAGATCACACTAGGTACGGAAGCGGCGCGCTGGCGTCGATGCTTGGCCCGGTAGCTGGTCTGGTTGATGACGTAGTGAAGATTGCTCAGGGCATACCGTTAAATGCTGTGGAAGGGAAGAATGAGCAGACTGGTGGTGATCTGGTTAAGCTGGGGAAAGGTCTGATGCCAGGTGCGAATCTCTGGTACTTAAAGGCGGCTCTCGATCACATGATCTTTAACCAGATGCAGGAGTATTTTTCACCAGGTTATTTGCGTAAAATGGAGCAACGTTCGAAGAAAGAGTTTAACCAGACATACTGGTGGCGACCACAGGATGTCACTCCGCAATAAGGATGAGAAATGATTGCTTTTATTCTTGTTGTGTTTGCGCTTGTTGCACTTGGCGTTATGAACCGTAAATGTATCATTGACGATGGCGAATTTGCTGTTGCAGTTATTTTGATATTATCTGGTGTAGCAGGGTACATAGGCTTGTCATAACGTGAGCGTGACATGTCACAGGCCGCTTTCGCGGCCTTGTTTTTAACGAATGCCACCGCCGCCCGTCAGAAGAACCCTGCCTTGTCGTTGATGTATTCCGCGTGGGTCTGGATATCACGCAGGCATTTACTCACACCGACGATGTAGCAGAACATGGTGGTCAGTTCCGCCGCCGCGCCCGATACGTCGTGCCCGTCTTCCTGTAACTGGTTCAGCAGATTCATCAGCAGTGAGCTCTCCGTCAGGCCGAGAACACCAGACGGCGAATGAATCAGGCTGCGGTAGCCGGGCTTCAGTGGGGCGCTGTAGGTTTTGTTCTCTACCTTCATTGCCTGCATCACTGCTGATGCTGTGGCGTTGGCTACCTGGTCGGCAACCATCTTTATGCGTTCTTCCTGCGGGAGCGAGTTTTTAATGTAACTTCCGGTGCGGCGGATCTGAGGAAGAACCTCACCTGTAACCCATTTACGAAAGCGGTAGGGGATAGTGCCTGGTGTTACTGCATCGCGGCAGCGGAGGATCAGTGTGTAGAGGCCTGACTCGGAGATGATGTTGATCTCTTTTACTCGGCTGTCAAAAATTGCACGATGTTCATGCCCTATGTTGAACATAGACCTTTCATCATCATCCAGTTTTTCAAGTGCTTGGGTGACGTTTTGGATACGCAGCGCACTACAAACGTCTTGGGCTACAAACCATGGTTGGCCATCGATAATGATGGAACGGATAGGGTTAACAGATTCAAATTTGAAGATGGCAGTTTGAGCATTAGCCATGGTGGTTATCTCCACTTAGTGATTTTAATCACCACCGCAACGCCAATTACTGGTGGTGAACTGGACAAGGTTGGCGTACCGGCCTAAGTGGTACCGGCGTCCTTTCGGACCCCTGCCCAGCCCACCATAATTCGGATATAGCTGTGCTTAACGCATAAAAAAACCACGTCTGGCGTGGTATGCGCCACTTAGTAACTCGGGACGCCAATCCCGGCACTGGATTTTGCCAGTGCCCGATTACTATGGCACAAGAGGAGTGCGATGTAAATTTACCTCAAAGGTAATGATAAACGCGGATAAATATTAAAATCAACCGTATTTGGTTGATTGCGTTTAACGCTTGATCACCTGAAAGCAAGATATTACCTTTAAGGTAATGTTATTGTGAGGAAAAGCAATGGAAGTTTTCTGGATAGTTGTTGGTGTTGTTACGGTGATTATTTACGTTATCAACCAGAACAGGACTAAGGTCTCTGATCGCACAGTCGTTAATCATCGCAAAACGATAAAGACCGAAGATGGAGAAATAACGATTAATCGTACACAGGTGATAGACCACACCTCCACTCAGTTTCAAAAAACTGGAGGTAATGCGCCGGATATTTCTGTACATCCTGCTTATGATATATCGGTAATCCAGACATATTATAAACAGCAGGAGTCAGCAAAAGAGAGGGCGCTGATTCAGCCAAAGCCATTTACAGCAGAGCTTCCACCTGGAGTGTCAACGCGTCCGGCATATCATGACAGATTCCCTGGTGATGACATATCGTCTCAGTCACCTAAAAAAGCACCTCAGGCAGTATCAGAGCCAGCAAGAATACCTTCTGTATCGCCGTCAAAAGAAGAATCAGCTAACGAAGTTTCAAGTGCCCGCAAGCAGTGTTTGCGATGCAGAATAAACCTTCCATATGAAAAATTCAGGAAATCGTCAAAAAATCCAGATGGATTGACTAAGTGGTGTGCAAGGTGTCTCGATGGCCCAAAGAATACACGCCATATGAAGTGGTGCCCAATTTGTAATGTCCGCAGAAAACGAACCAGTTTTTACCCTAATAATCAAAATGCGGATGGCTTAATGGCATGGTGCAAAACGTGCTGGGACGAGCACAAAGCGAAACGATAGGCCGCTCTTGCGGCCTTTTCTTTATGTGGTTTGTTTTCGTAGTTGTTCGGCACAATAGTCGAGATGTGTTTGCAGATCCTGCATAGACATCTGTGAGCTGGTGACGTAGTTAATCAGTGCAGTCAGTTCGGCAAGTGGGCCATCGACATTAAATCCATCCTTATCGAGATCCCGGAGTAATTTCATCAAGTGCGATCCCTCCACCAGTGATCTGACGCCTCCCGGCGTGTGAATCCTTTCGGTAAATCCGTCTTCCAGTGGATAGTGATACTGCTGCATCTTATCTTCTCCATGCAATAACTGTATATTTATACAGTATCAAATAATTTGTTTGCTATCCAGCACGTTTTGCAAATTACCTGAAAGGTAATATCTATTCGTATTTACAGTCTTTCTATCCATATGTGGTTTTTCAGGTAATAGAATAACCAGATATGCGGCGCAACGGGTGCTGCGACTATCTGGAGATTTAACATGACGGTCTCAACCGAAGTTGACCACAACGAATACACCGGTAACGGCGTTACGACATCATTTCCGTATACCTTCCGTATTTTCAAAAAATCCGACCTGGTTGTTCAGGTGTCTGACTTGAACGGGAACGTAACAGAATTGGTTCTGGATACCGGTTATACGGTAACAGGGGCGGGCACTTATAGTGGCGGTTCTGTGGTTCTTCCGTCGCCGCTTGCTGTTGGCTGGCTAATTACGATAGATCGTGTGCTTGATGTAGTGCAGGAGACAGACCTCCGCAATCAGGGAAAGTTTTTCCCCGAAGTGCATGAAGATGCCTTTGACTACCTGACGATGCTGATCCAGCAATGTTTTGGGTGGTTCAGACGCGCATTGATGAAACCATCTTTGCTTGCAAAATATTACGATGCAAAGCAAAACAAAATTTCTAACCTTGCAGATCCATCACTTGAGCAGGATGCTGTAAATAATCGCTCAATGCGTAATTATGTCGATGCTGCAATCGCTGGAGTTGTTGGTGGTTTTGGTTGGTTTATTCAGTATGGTTCTGGAGCAGTATACAGAACGTTCCAGGATAAGATGCGTGACACAGTTAGCCCTAAAGATTTTGGTGCTGTAGGTGATGGTGTTACAAATGATTCTTTAGCTTTTGAATCACTTGAGGCTGCTATTTCATCTAGAATTATTGATATGCAGGGTAAAACTTATTTTACCTCCAGAACGTTTTTCAGGAATACCTATATTAACGGGAAATGGTTGGTCGAAGGAAAAGTCATTCCTGTTAATGGCGAACTAGTTACAAGCAAGCGACCTGCATGGGACGTTAAT